ACAATTAGTTCTGAGCAAGCGGAAATTTTATCACAACTTAATAAAAAAATCATTGTTGTACCTGATCAAGACAGCACTGGATTATCCATTTGTGACAAGGCATTAGAATATGGGTTTAATGTAAGTATCCCGAATTGGGGAGAAGGTATAAAGGACGTAAATGATGCAGTAATTAAATATGGTAAGGTAGCTACGCTACTAAGTATTTTACAATCTGCAACTAACAGTAAAATTAAAATAGAAGTACAGAGGAACAAACTTGCTAAAAGACTACAATATTGATGTTCAAATAGTATTTTTAAGAATGATGGTAACTAACGCTGAGTTATTTACCCGTGTGCTTAATATTATAAGACCAGAAAATTTTGATAAAAAATTACGACCGGTCGTGTCGTTTTTACTTGATCATAGTAAAAATTATAACGTACTGCCGGAACCGGTACAAATTAAAGCTACTAGTGGATTAGACATAGATCCTATTGAAGAATTAGATGAGGGACATTATAATTGGTTCCTAGAAGAATTTGAGAGATTTACACAACGACAAGAACTTGAGAGGGCTATTCTTAAGAGTGCCGATCATCTTGAGAAAGGCGAATATGGTCCTGTAGAGAAACTAATAAAAGATGCTGTCCAAATTTCTCTACAGCGCGATATGGGTACTGATTATTTTGCTGATCCACGTGCTAGACTTATGCTATTAAAATCTAGCAATGGACAGAACAGCACAGGTTGGCCATCACTTGATAATAAACTATATGGTGGTTTCAACAGGGGTGAGTTACAAATATTTGCAGGTGGTAGTGGTAGCGGCAAAAGTTTGTTTATGCAGAACCTAGCAGTCAACTGGACGCAAGCCGGACTTAATGGTATATACATCACGTTAGAACTTAGTGAAGGTCTATGTAGTATGCGTATCGATGGTATGATGACCGATACAAGTACCAAAGAAATTTTTAAAGATATTGATAATGTTGAAATGAAAGTCAAGATGATTGCTAAGAAAGCAGGTCAATTGCGTATTAAATATATGCCTGCACAAAGTACGGTAAATGACATACGTGCTTACTGTAAAGAATTGCAAGTACAGACAGGATTTAGCCTAGATTTCTTATGTGTTGATTACTTAGATTTGATTATGCCTGTAACAGCTAAAGTAAGCCCAAATGATTTGTTTATTAAAGACAAATATGTATCTGAAGAATTACGTAATCTTGCTAAAGAACTCAATGTAATTTTTGTTACTGCAAGTCAGTTAAATCGTAGCGCAGTTGAAGAAATAGAGTTTGATCATAGTCATATCGCAGGTGGCATCAGTAAGATTAATACTGCTGACAATGTGTTCGGTATTTTTACAAGTCGCAGTATGAAAGAACAGGGACGTTATCAAATACAGTTGATGAAAACACGTAGTAGTTCAGGAGTAGGTCAGAAAATTGAGCTTGCATTTGATAAAGACACGCTTAGAATAACCGATGACGGGGAGCAAAATAAGCCTGATAGACCTCAGCCCAGCGCATTGGATATAATGAGCCAAATTAAAAATACTGCTCAAACGTCCACAGTTCAGGATGGACAACAGGAAGTACGTAAAATAGTTGCAGATACGCAGGGTTCTAAGCTAAATCAGATGCTTAATCAAATGCGTAATAACCAATAATCCTAGATAAATATATGATAGGAATATTACAATGCAAAAGCGTACCCGAAGCCTATTAGAGGAACTGGAAGCTATTGGTTCTACCCGTGATATAAATCATGTCATTGAAAGCAGAGCTAATAATATCATTACCAGTGCAATCAATTTACTTGAACTTATTAATAAAAAGTTTCCAAAAGACAGGGCTGAAGTCTTAGAGAAAAAATTACTTAGTTCTATCAAAGGCAGAGATCAGAGACGCTTTTCAAAGTCTTTGAGGACTAAGAATGACTGATTACGATAAACTTAATACAGTCTTTGAAAAAATACTAAACGAACAAGAACGCTTCAGTTTAGACCCTAGAGTATTAGGTGCTAGACTTATTGGTAAAAATAGAGGTATTGGTGCAGCCGATACTGAAACACGTAATATTTTTGTAAATGAATTTATAAGTCAAGGACTAAATGCCCTGCAATCTGCTATTAGTTCTGGAATAATAGGAACTACCGGAGCTGCATCAGCCGAAGATAATCCTGAACCAGTAACATTTGGCGGTATGAAATATACAAAAGGACCAAACGGCTGGATAGATAAAAGAGGTAAAAAGGCTGATCAAAACACAGCACAAATTTTAGATAAAGTATCAAAACAAGCAGCATCAAGCAAAGCCGTAGATCCATCAATACAAACAAGTAATTCAATTAGTAACTTTATGATAAATTGGTTTGATACCTATATGCGAGGTAGTAAAATAAATTCAAATATGGCTCCTCAACAAGTTAAAGATGTAGCGGATAGAATTCAAAAAGCATATGAAAAAGAAAAAGTTGGTTCATTGTTTAGAAGAGAAGGACAACCTGGAAAAGAAACGCAAACAGAAATGGCTAGATTAGGACACCTAGCTTGGAGCTTATACCATACAAGAATGGGCTATCCAAATAATAATAATGCAAATAGAGACGGATCAGGTACCGGCGGAGGCGCACCAGGTACCGGCGGAGGCGCACCAGGTACCGGCGGTAGACTAGACAGTGAAAAATTTGGAGACAATACTCCCACACTTACTAACTTAAGCAATATCACAAAAGCTGCTGTGGCGATGCTCAATAAATTTGATCAGGACACTAAGTTTAAAGCTATAAGTGCAATATTAAATGGTACAAATATGGTCGCTAACGTAGATCAAATTGTTAGTGCTATTGATGCGGACAAAATGAATAGGGCTGATTTGGAGGCTTTAATAAAAGCAGCAGAACGTAAACTAGGAAATCCTGACAACCCCCAAGACGATTTCTTTGACAAAGTAGCAGTAGGAAGTAATGTAGGTCCTAATGTAGAACCTAATGACCGAAAGAATGTAATAAATTTCCAAAGACCCCCCAAACCTAGATAATATGTATGAAGCTAAGAGCTATTTTATTAGAAGCTGCTGCCTTAGGAAGAGAACTTCAACACAGTGAAGATAATCTTATTGTAGGTGGCTCTGAGAAAGCTATAGAAACTTTAAATGATTTTAAATCATTAATATCTAATCCGTCTTCTACTAGCCATAAGTGGGACGGAAAAGCTGCAATCTTTTGGGGCCATGATAAACAAGGAAACTTCTATCTAGTACCGTTAGCACAATGGAATAAAGGTCTATTACTAAATAAAAAAGGCTTAAGCAGAGAAATACAAAGTACGGGCAAACGAAAAGAAAATCAAAATGACAATGCATTTAAAGCAGAAAGATTAAAATTATCTCAATCTTATGATAAACTTTGGGATGTGTTTGAAAAAGCCAGTGAAGGCACAAAGGGTTTTTTTAAGGGCGACATAATGTTTAGTGAACCGCAACGTCCTGATAAAAATGGATATTATAGGTTTACCCCTAATAAAGTTACATATACTGTAAATCCTGACGGACTATATGGCAAGATGCTAACAGCACAGGCCTTTGTTACTGTACATGGAAAACCAACTCAGTTAGGAAGTAATGCATTAAACCCAGTAACAGATAAAGAAGTTCAATTTATGAATAGAACTCCACAATTAATAGTATTGGGACCACAAACACCTGACGCAAGATTTAAAATAAATACGGATAACATTGATAAAGCTATAAACGCTATAAAAACTGATAGTGAAGCTATTGATAGCATTATAAACTACGTAGGTCCTAGATTTACTACAATAAAGAAAGTGCTTTATGACTATTCATTAGCAAGCGGAAAACAGAATGGCAACTTAAAATTTGATGATTGGTTTAAAACATCAAATGTAAGTAAGCAACAGCGAGAGCAAATAGATCAATTACGTAACACTCCTGCTTGGAAGAAGTTTTGGAAGTCTTATGATATATTACGTAGTATAAAGTTTCAAATATGGCAGCAGTTATTACAAAATGATAAAATGGGTAAAAGTCTTGGAATAATTTCAAGTATAGGCACTCAGCCCGGGGGAGAAGGTTATGTAACCCCTACTGGAAAAATAATTAATCCTGCATTTAGATCAGCAGAGCCTAATCCTAGATTTCAGTCATAAATAGATATCCAAAACCAGTATATTTTTAAACAGGCATAAATAATAGTATGAGCCTTACGAGGTTCAAACTAACAAGAGGATATTAAAATGGCACAATTTACAAGAGTTAATGGTGACCTCAAGCAGGTAATGTGGATTGACGCACCAGACTATACAAACACAGGCGTAAACGCAGTCAGTTCAGCACTTACTGTACAGCCACAGGGCCCAAAGCTTGATTTCTTCACAATCACAGCAGCAGGTGCATTGACTGGTACAGAAGTAAATACAATCATGCAGACTGTTCAACAGTTAGCAACAGTTATGATTTACGAATATACTGACGCAGCTGCCGATACAATCGCACTAGCAT